GGAAGCTCGGTCTTGTTGGTAATTGTCTGTGCTGAAGGTTGGCCACCCATTATTCATACTCCATGACGATCATCTTGCGTTTCCAGCCTTTAGCCTTGAGGGCTTTCTCAAAGCCGGGACGGACCAAAGCGCGACCGAACTCACATCCTTTTTCACTCGCAAAGGCTTTTAACTTTTCGTCCAAAGCCATCACCGAATCCATGTCCCCGGCAGCGAGAAAGACACTGAGGTATCTCTTTGCTGGCGCTTGAACGATTTCTGTGACCACAAGAGCCCCGTCGTTCCAAAACGCCTGCATCTTTCCCGTTTCAAGCCCAAAGAGAATGTCTTCAAGCTCATGTGTGTTTCCCCCAACTCGCAGCGCCTTTCGGAGCTTAGTAAGGAGGCGCTCCTGATTGTCCAAGCGGAACCGCCGTAGTCGTTAGGTTTCCAGCATTATCTACACTTACTTTATACACTGAACCGTCAGGCGATTGAAGCAGGACACCATCAACTGCTTCAATTCTGCTGACAGAAAAGTTCAATAGACCGTCCAAACTGGAGAAAGCCCTAAGAAAGTAGGACGAGTCATAAATCTGGGGAGGTGGGGGAAGGTTCGCTCTCATCGTCCACCTCCACCTTGGAAGTCAATTCTGGTCTCGCCAATACTCCACGGGCCATCCTGAGTAGATGCAATCCGCATACGGAAGTCACGGCCAGTCACCCTCATATCCATGTACCCATCAGACCTGGGACTGAAGGGACCATACGTATATTCCGTACCCTGTGGGGTCATGGAAGCATAGACCGTGATCTGGGTGCTGTCGTAGGAGTAGCCGTTGTCCGTGATGGCCTGCTTCAGATGGGACAAGGTTCCACCGCTCTGGATGTTCAAAGCGCCAGTCTCGGCATAGCGTTCTGTCTCAATAGGAGTACCAGCAGCCGTCCAGCCGTTCTCCTGATAGTAGATTTCATTGTTCTCATCTGCAGCCATAGGATATGGGAACACACCAGCCCCGTGGCAGGCCGTTCTGGTCATTGTGTTGCCGACACCCCACCAGCCTTCAGCATAGTTGTAGAAGACGCTCAAATTTGGAACAGACGACCCAGGCGACGGATACCAAAACCACACTTCTGGGAAGATGTTGTTTTCAGACCCGTGCGTATAGATTGATCCAACTTCTGGGTCGATATTATCAAAAACACTAGAACCAACATCGCAGGCCAGAGGGCGAACGACGCCACCGTCATAGAGCCAGAAGCTCTCCTTGCCCATCCAGACGCAGCGGCCAGCAGTCGTAGCAAAGGCGCGAGGAGCAATAAGACCGCATCCGAAGCCAATACGCTCAATGCTATAGATGTACGGCAGACCGATATAACGCATCAACCATGCTTCATCCTGCGTCCATATCAGAGTTCCTTCACGGACAGCGGCGCACATGATGATCTTGCCTGCCGTGTCCAGATCAAGATAACCAGCCGTGTTGGTTGGGTCTGCGAAATTCCAGTTTGAATAATCCTCACGCGAAGACCAAGCCACACGGCGGGGGTTTCCACCCGATCCAATCAGAACAGCGTGGCGCTCCTGAGTGACGATGACCGCACGATTGTTTGACGGTGGCAAATCTGAAGTTTGGGCCGAAGCAATGCCTCCCGTACCAGTCGCATTGGTTCCAGAGTTGGCATAGGTAAATGTTGTCAGACTTGGCACAGACGTAATCGTGTACGTGCCATTAAGCGAGCCGACAGAGTTACCAGTAATGACGACCACATTGCCAGTTGTGAAGCCATGGTTCCAAGTCGTCGTAACTGTAGCTACGTTGGAAACTCGGGCGATAGACGTAACAGGTTCAACGCCTACAACCGTCGCCTGACCTTCCCCCTCCTGCCAATGCAGAAGACGACCATCGCTGGAGGCAACAGCAAGCATCTCCCCGCCCCAGTTATCAATCGTCCAAGAGAACGGGGGGAGGAAAGCAGAGGATTCCGGGCGACGATCTGCCACCGGCAAAGCTGCCGTTCCACCACTTGAGGAAGCATTGGTTGCCGTCTGGGCATAGGTGAAGGTTGTGAGCCCGGTTACAGTAACCGTAAAAGTGCCGTCAAAGCTCGCGTCCGTAACCCCGGCAATCAGAACAGACATTCCGGTGATGAATTTATGGTTCTCTGATGTTGTGATCGTAACCACATTGGTCGTTCTGACAGCCGTCGAGATGCTTACAGACGCGAAGTCGAGACCATACAGCAACTCGCCGTAGTCATAGGCTCCATAGCCGCCGACAGTATCATCTTCAGGCGCAACGAACCCAGTCGGCGTTATGTCCGTGTAAATAGAGCCCTGAAGAGCAAAGAGCTTGTCCTCGCATCCAATAAGACCAAGAGGCGTCCCACCAGTGCTTGTGAAGGTGAAGATCGTTCTCGGTGTGCTGGCGAGAGGGGAACTGGTAATACGCTGCCAACCTCCAACCGGAAGTAGCTTTCCAGAACGCCAGCGGATCAGGTTCGCATCCCAAAAACGCCCCTTCACCTGAAGTGGAGTTGCGGGCTTTACGACCCCAGGAGGGATGTTCATAGGAGCCAAAGGCATGTCAGTTCCTTAAAAGATGCCTATTTATAACACGAAAGCGGCATCAGACCATGCCCATTGCTTTCTCTTCTACGTCTGCAACCCGCCTGCCCCAGCCTTTGCCGAAGGTGTCCCAAGTTGGGAGTCGCTTCAGGAAATTCAACCTCATGCCGCACAAGGCATCAACCGTTTCATTTGCAGGGCATGCCTGAATTGCCGCCAAGCTCTTAGGCCCGATAATGCCATCTGATGGAACGCCGGCAATCTCCTGAAGGTACTTTGCCGCCCTTCCAACGCCAGAGTTTACAGCAAGATCATAAGCAGCATAATCAACGCCAGAAGGGAGGTCGTCGCCCTTAATGCGATCCCAATATCGGGATTTGTAGAAGGGCTTGACCACCTCGGGAGTAAGTCCGCGCATAGTTGCTTCATCCACTTCATGGCCGACATACTCCTCCCAAGCTCGCTTGGTGACGCCGAGGTTGGTCATACCGCCTGGGTCTTTGGGATGATTGACGTAGCCACCTTCATGCTTGAGCACTGCAAGAAAGGCGTTTTCCCAATTGTCTTTCATCGTCCATCACCTTTAGCCATCGCATCCGTCTTGGCTTTAGAACCAGCAGACGAACCAAAATAATAGGCAATCACGCCTGTAAAAGCAGTCTGTAAAGCGCCAAGCATCAGCAGCAGAGCTTCGTTGCCGTTCTTTGGGACACCATAGACAAACATCCAGAACAGGATGCCAAAGAACCCAATCGTAATGGCTGCTGCCAAGATTTTAGGCGTATGGTCTCCAAGGGCGACTTCACGCTTTCTGGCACTATCACGATCCCCCGCAACGATGCGCTCAAGATCGATTTCCAACTCAGCCATGCGGGTCTTAAAGTCGGCATCAATCTTTTTTATAGCTGCAAGCTGATCTGGTGATGCACCCTGAAGCGCTTTTGCAATATCAGCTTCAGACCCATCATCCTTGCCCAGTAGGACAGTGGACAGAGTTTTTACAGCAAGACCAGCCAGAGGACCGCCCAGAGCCGTCGCAATAGTCGGAGCTACCTGACCGAGCAAAGGACCAACTGCTTTTAGAATGTCCATCTTATTCCCCTATATTGGCTGGGATACACGTTCCACGGACGACCAAATTAAAGGCATAACCACGCTGATGCGTTTCCTTCAATTCAGCCAATGCCTTCTGGCACGTAGCCCTATCCTGCATCACCATGATCGGCGTAAAATAATACAGCTTGCCATCTGATGCGTTCAGCATCCAGGCAATTAGGACAACCTTAGCCGACAAAGCATCCACTACCTATCTGCCTTCTGCTCAAGCTTATCAAAGATACGCTCAAACATGACTTCAATCCGCTTCATCGTTTCTGAGTAGTCGGATTTCTGCACGTAGTTCGTAGGAAGATTAACCTCCAAGTCGTGAAGATCACGTTGGAGGTTCTGTGTTGTTTCCCATATCTGCCTAGCGAACCACCCGATAACTGTCAGGATCACACCAAGTCCAGCGTTGATGATTGTCTGGGTTTCCATCGCGCCGCTCGTATATTACG